ATCGTCAAATACGCCAGCATCGCCCAAAGCATCCCATAAAGCTTTGATTCGATTGTCAATGTCTTGCTTTCTGCGGTCACGAGGATATAGGACTACCTTCATCTCTAGCCGTGCTGAACCTAGCTTGGGTACACGGTACTCAACCACATAATCACTTACTTGGGCCTTAAATTCCTTGCCAGCCTTGCTTATACCCATTCTGTTACGGAATATGGTGCGGTAGCTGTTTACGCTAGGCGGCAGGGGCAGGTTAAGTACGATCATCCTAATAATTCAAGCGTCTTAGCGAGTAATGATTCTTCAGTAATGCCATATTCTGCTTCAAATCTTCTACGCCCCATTCCGTGAATACTGGTATTTGACCCCCGATGATGGTATGGGCAGAGCGGTATAACAGGGGCATCACTTCGTCTACCAGTTCTTCTAATGTGATGGAGTTCTGCTGGAGTTCCCTCATTGCCTTGATGCCTGCATAATGAGCATCCCAGTTCAGCAATTTTTCGGTAGGTTTCTTTTTCGGCTTTTGTGGGCATTTAAGTGTTGGCATTATCTACGCTGCGTTGTTCTAGTTTTTCTGCTGATTCTGCAATATCTACTGCGATCTCCATAATAAGCACCTTGTCATTGTTGGCAAGTGCGATTTCGTACATCTTTACAAGTGATTTAAGTATAAGTAATTCTTCAGCTAAGTTAATCATCGTGTCATTTTCTCTAAGTTACGGTTGCTGGCCTGTTCTGTGCGCCAAGCATCAAAACGCATTGTAGCCGCTGTAATCTGCCATTTTAGGGTTTCTGCATTCTCGGTAGCCTTACCTATTGCAACGCATAAGTCTTGGTACTCTTGGCTTGAATAGGCTTCTCGCTCCTGACCGCCAAGGCTTTGTTCACTAGATTTCTTCATCATAATAGCTTTAAGGCTAGACTTGTACGCTTCTAATTGGGCCAATTGGCCTTTTGCTTCTGCGTATTTTGGTGCGTGTGTGTATATGTAATTGATTGCTTCGTGTGGATCGTATTCAGTCATTTTCCTAGTTTTCTTTTAATTTCTTGTTTCATTTCATCTTCAACATCAGGGTATTGGGCAAGCAATCTAACAACTTCATCCCACCCCCTACGCTTTGCAACCCCGATATACCAGCTAGAAAGGTAATCAAGCCTGTTCTTCCAATTGCTTGATTCTTTGGCTGATCCTTGCCCGCCATTGCTGCCAGCCTTCTCCTGCATACGCTTGTACTCCTAATTCTTGTGCTTTTGCTTTAGTTAATTCTTCGCTGGAATACCAAGGCAATTCGGGTTTTTTAACCTTTTTGACTTCCATATCCAGTTCATCTTCCCAGCGACCTTGATTAAGCCAAGTAGCAGGATGGGGGATAAAGTCTTTTTCAGTCTGCTTTAGCTTCCAGTATTCCAAGTGCGTAGGAAGGGCTAGGAACGCATCTTCTTGGTCTTGACGGGTTAGCCTGTCCCATGACTTCTCGGCAGCCCTGCGGCCTTGTTTTCTAGGATATAAGGCATAAAAATCAGCAAAGTTCATTTCTCTTGTGCCTTTCTTAGTATTGCTCTAGCAAATTCAATTGCATCGTTTTCATGTACCAAATCGCTGTAATACCAAAAGTCTGCGGTCTGAAATATTTTTACTATTTCGCCATCTGTTAGTGTCTTTGCTGGATGGGTGTTTCTTTCTTTCAATATCTTTTCAACCTTCTGCAATCTAAACTCATCATTAGGTATTGTTGCTATCTCTTCGGCAGTAAGCCCTTGCCATGTCTTTGCTGGATGGGTGTAAAGTGGAATGTCATAGTCAGTTTGAATAAAACCATCCATTCTTGGCTTGCCTGTGTTCTTATCTATCCACGCTATCGGCTTCATTGTTCTGTTTCCTCAAAATTCATATCGTCAGGATGTATTGCATCATCGTGAATAATCACCCCATCAATGCTTGGTAAAAATCGCATACAAATAACACACCAGTATCCGTTCATTTCTCTTGTGCCTTTCTTAGTATTGCTCTAATCATTTCAAGGTTTAATCCAAGTTCACCATAGTGATAGCCAATGTTTACTATTTCCTCATCTGTTAAGTCTTTGTTTACAAGCGTAACTTCGCCAGCATTTACATTAACAGTCAATGAGCCGTCTTTTTCAGCAATGATTTGGTTTTCAGTCATAATTTACCCAAAAATATAAGATTCCCGCTAATACCATCAGGGTTGCAAATATAGCAAAAACCCCAATGGCAAAGACAATCATTATGGTTTCAATCATTGCAGAACCCGTACCTGTGGCGGGCTTGGGGGTGTCATTGGCACGGTATAGCTAGGAACGCCAATAGCTGGTCCGTAGGGTGTTACGATCTGTGTGGGGTAGACCGTCAATGGTTGACCAACGGTATTGCCTTGGCTGTTTAGCATATTGACCGTGTTGCCGTTTTGCTGGATATAGCCAGTAACTTGGCCTTGTGGGTTTTGTACTGCATAAGTTTGGGCATGGGCAGGTATGCCGTAAGCCATCATCCCACCAAGTATTGCGCCTAATAAACAAGCACCTAATAAATCTTTCATTATTTGTACCCCTGTGCTTTTTTGATTGCTGATTCAATAGGTGATTTTTTAACTGTGGCTTTAAATTCCATGCCTGTAGCGTATGGCAACGCAGCAGCAATCATGTCTGTTGCACGGTCTTGGTCAATGTTAAAGCCATCTTCTACCCAAGTTTCTGTTACTTCAAACTCTACTACCCATTTATATGTTTTCATCTCTATCTCACCTTTAAAGGTAGCCCCCGTAGGGGCTGGTTAATTATCTGTCGTACTTGTTTGTTACATCAAAACGGTCTGCCTGACGCTGATCTTCTTGATAAATCAAACGGGCGTGTTCTACACTTTTGGCTTGATAGTCAGCGCAAATTGGAAACTCATCGCCATTTGCCAATACACCAATCCATGCACCGCCAACAGTAGCTTTAATGCGTGGGTTATAGCGTTCTTCTTGTTTGTAGATTTCGACTAATTTCATTTTGCTTCTCCTTTTTCTATCTCACTCGTTATTGAGTAACACCAGTTTAGTTAAGTTGGCTTAACAATGCAACATTTATTTTATAGGTAGTTTCCCTAGTGTTGTTTTTTTACACTATTGCCTTTGCGTTTATTGCATTTAGCGCATAGCGGCTGAAGGTTTTTAATGTCTAAAGCTAGTTCAGGGTAAAACTTGCGTGGCAGTATGTGGTCAATATTTATATTTTTGTCTGATCCGCAATAAACGCAATTTGCACCGTATTGTTTTAAGGCTTTTTGACGCAGTTCACGCCATTCTTTAGAATCTATAAAATTGCTGGATTGTGCTTTAAATACAATAGCTATTTGATTGTTTGATAACTTCTTTAATTTATCTCTATAAGCTATTTTTAACAGTCTTTTATCCATATGCTCTTTCGGTGAACGAACCTAGCCTTCCTAAGTTCGCCTTAATCTGCTCCATCGGAGTTACAGAACCCGCCAGTCGTTCGTGGAGTAGGCACTAGCTTCGCCACCTACTTTTGTGCTGTTACATCCACTATCCCACAGTAGCACTTGTAACCTGATCGCTGTTGTTTTTAGCCCGACCAATCAAGTCCAAGCGGAAATAGAAAAAGCCCTTCAAAGGTAATCTCTAAGTTGAACCCACTTTAGAAAAGACCAGCCAGCCTTTCCAAAATGCTCAGAAACTACCCTTCAAGGGCTTTAGGCTGGTATTTTACTAACGGGGTTCAATCCGCTTACCAGCAGTATAACAAACTTATTCCAACTCAGGCCAAATTAATCTATAAGTTGTTGGAAAAAGCGACTTACGGGTAATCAAGCCATGCGATTCTTTTTCTAGCGTAGCTGCCAAAAAGATCAACTTATCGTGCGGTATTTCCCCGTTTTGCCACATAGATACTGCTGGCACAGATACCCCTACCATCTTAGATATACGGGTAGGGCCACCTAATAATTTGATAATTGCTGTTGCGTTCATGTAAGGTATCTTAACTTATTTACAACACTTTTGCAAATAAACGCTTGACTATGGGTTTAAGGTATCTTAATATCGTAGTACGGTATGTGCCGTGATAACTACCCAGTAGGGTGAGAAAGAGTAAAAAATGAGTGATTATGACCAGCAGTTAGCAGATCAAGTACAGATGCAGTTTGAACTTGATGAAGTATTCAAAGACTTGGAAGAAGGTGTATTTCTTACCGAGCGTCAAATTGACCTATTACGCCATTGCTGCGGATATGTCGCACCTAAACGAAACGACCATGTAGACCCTTTATTGCGTGATGTTATCAATGACTTCGGCAATTGTTTTGGCAACCCTTTAAATACATTCCCAACAATTTGGAGCAAAAAATGATTATTACCGATACGCAAAAAGATTTTAAGATTGCCCCTGCTGGCAACCACATTGCCCGTTTATATTCAATTATTGACTTAGGGCATCAAGCTACAGAATGGAAAGGCGAAACCAAGATTATGCACAAGGTCGTGTTTACTTGGGAATTGCATGGCGATGATGATGCAGGTGAGCCACTCAAGACCGATGATGGCAAGCCATTAATCGTATCTAAACGCTATACGGTTAGCCTTGGCGATCAAGCAAGACTGCGTCAAGACTTAGAAGCATGGTCAGGTAAAAAAATGACTGCGGAAGATCGCAAGAACTTTGACCTTAAAGGTTTGCTGGGTAAGTTCTGCATGGTAAACATTACGCATAGTGAGGATGGCAAATACGCCAATATCTCAGGCATTAGCCCAGTACCGTCTGCCTTGCGTAGCGCACAACCTGAAGGAATTAACCCAACCAAGATGTTTTGGCTACAAGAATTTAGGCAAGATGAATACGATGCGCTTCCTAAGTATTATAAAGAAAAGATTGCAGAAAGTAGCGAATGGCGAGGTCAGAAACAGCGTGAAGCTGCTACGCCTAAGATTGAAGATGACAACCTTAACGATATTCCGTTTTAAGGGCCAATTATGAAAACAAAAAACTTAGATAACATGGATTTGCGTGATTATTTTGCTGCTAAAGCCATGCCAATAGTTTTTGAATTTACTAAAAATTCAATAGAAAACGATGGGGAAATTTTTGAAATTGGTGACCCTGAAAGAGATGGAGATATGTCATCAGGAATAGCAGTTGTGGCTGAATATTGCTACATTTTTGCTGATGCAATGTTGGAAGCGAGAAAACATGATAGTTAAGGAAAAACAACAAGACACAGGCCATTGGTATACCAAAGACGGTGCGCCAGCTTACACAATAGAAGGCAAAACAGGGGTCAGAAACACAACCCTGCGTGATGCCCGTAAGCTGGGGCTTTTGCCTTCGGTTACTACTATTAATGGGATGCTATCAAAAGCAGGGCTTGATACATGGAAACAACAACAAGTCCTTTTAGCAGCACTAACGCTGCCCCGCATGGAAGGGGAAGATGAAAGTGTTTGGCTGTCAAGGGTAATGCAGGATTCTAAGGCTACTGGCAGGGAAGCTGCGGAACGGGGTACGGCTATCCATGCGGTAATTGAAGCGTACTTTGACCAAGTGTATATGCCTGAAAAGCCACCATACTTGGATGCAATTGATACTGCTCTTAAAGATGCGTTTGGAAACCAGCTATGGATTTCTGAAAAGTCTTTTGGGCATCCGCTAGGATATGGTGGCAAATGCGATTTAGTAGCTAATCCAATCAACGGCAAAGGCAATGGCTTTGTAGTCGACTTTAAGACCAAAGACACCAGCTTAGACAAGGTAGATGTGTACTTTGAACATGAGATGCAACTGGCTGCATACCGTGAGGGCCTTGGCGTTCCAAACGCACGGTGCGCTATTGTGTTTGTTAATGGCAGGACTAATCAGGTCAAGCTAATTGAAATTGAAGAACAAAAGCTACAAAATGGCTGGGAATGCTTCCAACATTTGC